GATCCTGGAAGATTACCGGCAGTTGCCGTGTATTGAATTGAACAGTCTGTCGTATGATCGTTGTCAAACGACTCCAGATAATAGACTTCCGTGTTCGTAAAATCCGTTGCCGCCAAGCGTGTGGTATCGGAAGACGTAACGGTCAGATTCTGTTTGCCGATTGCCGCACGGGTGACTGTAACAGTCGCCGTTGACGCACTGGCTGAAAAGGACGCATGACCATTAATAGCGGCGGCCAGGTTCGTTGCCGTCTGGTTGTTCGACGTAACGCTTTGCCACTGGCTGGTTCCAGCCGAACCGGCACTGGTAAATGTGACGGACGTTCCCGAAGATGTCTGCAAGACAATCGTGGAGCCGACGGCAATATTGGCATAGTCCGAAACAACAATATCACAAGTTGACTCATTAGGTAGCGTCCTTTTGACAACCGTATAGATGACCGGAGCATCCGCATCCTCGACCTGGCAATCCTGGAACTCGCCATCGGTAGTGAACAGGCTGGGCGCGATGACGTTCTGCGACCGGAGAATGCTGAAGGCCGCTATGGACCCGTCACCACTGTTCGTGATCAGCATCAGGTCACCCTCATCCACATTGGTGCCTCGCCGCATCGACATCCTGGTCGGTGTCTGCAAGAGATGTGACGACAGCATACTGATGTCGTTGGATACATAGGAGCCTTCAACATCAGAGAACAGGAACTCACGGATAGCTTTGCCGCCTCTCTGGAGATAGAGCGTTCCCCCTTCGGTCGATACCGGATGAGTGCCCTGCTTGCTTCCCCTGGTTGTCATGGGCTTGAATATAAAGCTGGTCGGTGTCAGCGGTGATCCATCGATCTGAGGGCAGATAAACTCCGTGCCGGTTGTAAATATCTGGAGGTCTCTGCCAGAAAAAACACCGACACAGGCATTCAGTTGGTTGGTGTCAATGGTTGCTGACATCCCTTCATCGTCCAGGGACTGACCAGGGTCAAAGTCAAAATAGTCTGCGACCCGTGATCCCCAGATCGTGGTCGGCAAAGAATAGGAGCCTCCAATAATCAACCGGCCCTCATGGAAGGTAGCTGTCCTGGGCCAGTTACGGGTCGATGACCATGCATCCTCATAACCGGCCTCCAGAACCCAATCACCGCTACTGATGGCATCCGTATTATGAAACGGGACTTCCGTGATAGCCCTGACGACAGTCGAAGAGTCCACGGCTGTAATCTTGGCCCGACCGAAATTCTCAGAGTTCTCCACATACTGGCCGACATGGGAATCAATAGTGAAGGTCGTATCGCTTGCCGGTTGTGTCGTCCAAGCCACGGATACGGTTGCCACCTTGGACGAGCCATCGTAATCGGAGATGGCCCTGGTCTGACCGGAGCCTGTGCCGCCGGTTGTGCGGATAATTGATCCGTTAAAAATGTCATTGGTTGATGAGGCACCGCTGTCGAGGGTGATGGTTGCGCTCCCCCCAGCCTGTGCCGTATTGGACCGGCCGCTATGCCATGTGGCCGCACCGGCTGTAAGCTGAATATTGCCGGTAACCGAACTGGGTGTCAGCGTTGTCCCTGGGCTGGTCTCCGTCAGAGTGAAGGCATACCTGGGCACATAATCAAAAGCCAAGTCACTGATCGTCCAGGTGGCATCCGTAGCTCCCCTGACAATCTTGACCGGTGTCATGGTTTCTTCAAAGAGGAGCAGGGTATCTGCCGATTGGGTGTACCAGAGATTGGACAGCCGTGCGGAAGTTAAACCATCCGTGACACCGCTGACGGAAGACGAAACATCAAGATAGTCCGTGCCGCCTCCGTTAATGCCTGTGACCTGGACACCCTCTTTGAACACCATCATACGGGTGCCGCTGAACAGGAGCATATAGGTTTGGGTGGTGCTGAAGGAGTAGGGGATCAGCCTTACGCCGCTTTGAGGTGCGGCCGCACTGGCAATCGTGTAGAGATATTTCAGTCCTGGCCGTCTCTCGACAGACCCGTGCGGCTTGCAGACAACATTCCTTGCCCTTTCAAGGGCCGACTCATATTGCTGGAGATCAATTCTTCCGCGCAGTTCCGGATTGATTTCCCCGACACTGAAATTCGTTTGGACTTTGATGACCCTGGGCATGACTAGCTCAGTGTCATTCTGGAGTCGATCAACGGATAGTCTCCGATAAATTGCGTACCCGAACCCATACCGTCAATGCTGGCGGCCTGTCGAAAATATCCCCCACGGCCTCCCTCGACCGGATTACCGAAAGCCAGCCTTTCATAATGCTGGGCCTTGGATATCTGGTCCGTTATGGGCTCCGCCAGGTGCATTGCTACAGCGTATTTGACCAACTGAACAAAGTAAGAGGGCATCTCCGCTTCGAGCGGCCGCTTTTGATAATCGACCGTAATAGCGGTTGAATCTGTAAGAACTTCGCCTTCGTAGATTTCCCAACCGGATGTGATAGGGCTCACACCTGTCGCACTGCTATTGAACACCGCCCGTGGAATCTTGGTGATGGCATCCGAAGGCATGGGGTAGGCGTAAGTCCACTCGTTCACCGGCGAGGTACTGGACCTCGCCAAATCAACTTTTACCAGGGAGAAGGACCAAGGATACATGGTGATGCACATATCCCTGATGTCGGGATAAAGCTCTGAACAGACGTTTGCCTGGACAGTGCCGTCAGAGAAACTGGAGATCGTGTTTTCGCCAAGGAGAGTCAGAGCATGACTGCAAATGGTAACGTCTGTATCGTTGACTGCCACGCGATGTCCTCCAAATAGAGACCGGCGGAGGGAACGGGAGAGAGACCTCCGCCGGTTCTGATCACCTCCCTAGTCGGAGTCTGTCTCTGCGATGGCGGTCCCATCGGAGATATCGACCACACCGGAAGCATTCGATAGAACGCTGACGATGTGCAAGGTGGGCGTGTTTGAGTCCACGATGAACATGATGTCGCGTACATTCAACAACGTGGATGCGCTGTTAAAGTACCCAGCCGTGTTGACCGTGGCGATTGCATCAGCGGAGGTGTATGTCCAGATCTGGGGGGCAGATCCAGCCTTTCCTCCTCCACCGATTAGTGAGAGTCCTGTCTTAGAATAAGCCATTAATAATCTCCTATTCTCTGGCCGTTATCGAAACGATACCCGTGGCATCGATTGCGATTGCACCGGCCGAAAGGACACAGTTGGTGAGCCAGGACATCCGCTCCGGAACATAGTTGATTTCCGTTTTTGCGGAGATGCCTTCAGCGTATCCGACTGAATCTTTATGCCATGCAAAACAAGTCCGGTCGGAACTGCCGTCAATGGCAAGACCACCTTCATCCATGTCACCAATCATAATGATGTTGAAACCAAGAAATGACTGGATTTTTCCGTCAGTCATGGCCTTGTGGACGGTGTAGTCCTGGCTGGCCGCTTTGTCTTCAGCGAGAAGAGCGGCAAGCCCGTCTGCACTGATTGCCATGTAGCGGTCGCCACTTGGGACACTCTTCGCATTGAGGAGTCGGGCCGCTTCCAACACTTTAGCCACATTGATATTCGTATTCGATCCGCCAATGGAATTGGCTACCGTCAACGATGTGGATGATGCCGCCAATGCGTCGAGGACAATCTGGTCGGCTCTGCGACCGATAGCCCTGCCCAGGGTTTGCGTCAATTCCTGACGTTCATCGAAGTTGACCTTCGCCTGGTCAAAGATCGATGTATATTCCGGAGCCGCATAATCCGACAAGGTCGCCGTGACATTTGAATGGGTCACGCCAAGGGCTGTTACCTGTGATTGCGGTACAACGACCTGGGCCTGTGCGGATGCGAGTTTAGGAAATTGAACTGTACTGGATGTCACACCAGTGCGAGTTCTTATCGTGCCAGCGAGTTTTCTTTCGGCTTGGTATATGTGATGTACTTCAGCCTCAAACCGCTTCACGAATTGCTGTGATAGCGTCATTGCCATGAGAAAAAAATCCTCGTTAAGGTTAAAATCTAATCGCTGAACAGGTAGGACTAAATTTTTAGTCGGCTGTTATAAACCGACCGGCCTCAAACGAGGGTAGGGTCTAAATCGTTTTAGACACAAATGGTGCCGCTTGTCAACAGTCTTGATACAATCTATAGGGTTGTGACACTAATCCGGATAGACAGCGGCAAAGGCTTCGGTAACTTTTCTCCGGTAGGCCGTATCGGTGTTATACCGTGGATCAGCCACCATCTCGCGGAGTTCCGCTTCGGTCGGCATCGATTCCGCATCCGGTGTTACATCC